AACAATTGGAAGTAGAAGATGTCATAGAAATGTATGACGAAAAGATCTTAGTTCTTAAAAAAGAAATAGATAGATTAAACGAAGAGATACAGGTTATTAATATTCAATTGATGCAAGAAAGAGCTAAAAACAATGATTGATTTAAAGAACAGAGGATTTAATGATCTTGAAGTTATAATTCATAGATTAAAAAAGCATGTAATTATTTTAGAAAGATTAGCTCTTGAACAGCACAAAGAAATTAAAGAATTAAAATCTAAATTAAAAGATCAAATTAAATCTAATAATTAATGGCTAGAGATATATACTTTAATAAAGCTAGGGTTAATTGGTACAATGAATGGCATCGCCAGATACAAAATGATCATTGGCGTATGATTGATATAGACTCTTACGAATACTGTAATGAATGCAGAAATGGCATAGCCATTATAGAAACTACCTATGATGTAGGTAAATATAACAAAGTTGCCTATTTAACAGCAGATATTGGCACAAAATTAGGTATTCCAGCATATATAGTTTATTATAACATTGAGGGTGCTGACTATCCAACATTTAAGATCGCAAAAATTAATGCCATTTTGGAGGAAATTGACCCTATTTCTGAGGGATCTTTAATTGAATTAAATGAGCAGGAATATATAGGTTATTTGAATTGGTTAAGACAACAGCATGTTTGCAGGTAAATCATGGCTAAATACGCAAGTCATATAAGAGTTCCTGTAAGTTTATTTAAGAACGATATATTTTTAGGCTTGGCAGGTAGGAATAAAGCCGATTGCCTAGCGATACTTGTTGTGCTTTTAAGGTACTCAAACCAGAAGACAGGCGAATGCTACCCACGTCTTGCTCACATGCACAGCCTACTTGGACTATCTAAGGCTACAATTTATAGACGTATTAAGTTAATGGTGTCTATTGGATTGCTTAAAAAAAAGCGGCTTTCCTCTACTAATTTGTATAAACTTAACCCTATTTTAATGGTAGGAAGCAGTCAGGGTGACGTGAGTGATACGTCAGGGGGACTGATCAGTGCAGTCAGGCTGACTGGTATTAATAAAGATAACTTTAATATATATCTTAATAGAAATAATTCTAATAATAAAATGGATAATGATAATAGAATAGATGATATTATAAATAGGTATAAGAATAATAAAGATGTATTGATTAGTACATTGTCTAAATTCTTACACTCTACCCCACTTGCCGAACATAATAAGCTATTAAATAACCCAACATATAAATGGTATATGAAGTTGGTGTTGGAATATAGACAGCAAGAGCTACGCCAAAAAAAATTACTGCCTGAAACTGTTGCCAAGCAAAAGATAACAGAGGCTTTACAAGCTAATGGTAAGAAGAGAAGCGAGAGATATGTTGCTCGTGTAAAGTATAACAAAGCCAATGGTATTAAACCTTGGGAAAAAAAATAAATGGGAGGAAGACCAAGCCGAAAGATCTTTTGTATGGGTGTGTCTAAACATAGAGGTGGAAAGCCATGTCTTTCTAAAGGCTACCCAACAGGTAAGTTTAATAGTAATGGAAACAATGTTTATAAGTGTCGTTTCCATGGTGGAGGAAACACTGATTACTTTGGTTTTAAAGACAGAGCAGGCAAAGGTGGTTTTAAAAAGTCTGGCTATGATGATGAAAGTAGGATAACAGTTTTACAAAAACTAAAGCAATTCAAAAATGACAGAAGCAAAGCCGAGCAATACTATTACTCAACCATTAAACCAAAACTTGTTCAGCAATCCTACACTAGCCGATACATTCATAGAGCAGATCTACGCAGGAGTGCAAGTATCAGAGCTATTAAAGCCAAACAATCCTTATCAGATCAGCTTGATGTCATTCTACAATCAATTAAGAAAGCCAGAGAATAAAGAATTTAACGAAAGATTTACTTACGCAAGGCAGATTGGTGTTCAGACACTCGTTGAAAAATTAATTAATATCTATTCAGCAACAGACAAAGTTCCAGATCCTCAAACCATTATGTTTTTAAAAGAGAAGACAAAGTTTTTGCAGTGGCTTGGAGAAAAAATAACTGATCTTTATAGTACAAAATCTAAGGAGTTAATTAATAAAGGAACAGTAAATAATATTGTGGTGTCTTGGCTGGACTCGCCTGAGTTGGAAAGTAAGTACACTCAATACGAGAAGATAAACCAAGCCAAGACTGAAGTTATAGATCAGTAATTTATTTGTTTTATATCTTCAAATTTATAATCAATTAAGCTATCCAACATTTCTTGTTTAACTTGTAAGTTATCATTAAATATTTTTTCTATATCGTAGTTATTATCTTCAATATATTTACTAATTAACTTATCAATTAACTTTGATACTGTTGTTTGTTCATGTCTTGAACAGCTAATTAACTTCTTCCACACAGCAAGTTTAATGCTGATCATTTTTCTATTACTTACAACATCCAAGCCATTTAGTATTATTGTTTTTTTATTGTGCATGTTCAAAATTATCCTCCATTATTTTATGTGCCAATAGATTTCTATTCTCTAACTCACATTCAATTATTCTTTTATAAATGATCTCATTAATTTGATTTAATTGAAACTGATTATATAAATCAAATTGATCTAATAACTTTTCATCATTTAACAAAGCTATTTTCTCTTTGAGCTGTTGTATTGTGATCATATTTCACACTCACTATTTTGTAATAATTCTTGCCAATCAAATTTATTAGCAATAAAACAAGTACCCTCTTCAAGATTTTCAGGTGCAATATCACAAGCAGATATAAAAATAAAATCTTCTGTGTTATATATACCAGATCCTTTATATTCCATTTATGCAACCTCCTTTATTGTTTCAAACTCATACATATTTTCATCACAAGTTAAACATACATAAGGATAGTCTATGTCTTTATGTATTTCTACATAGAGATTAGATAAACAATTATGACACAGTTTATCTTTTAACTTGTGTTCAGATTTATATTCTTTATTCATTATATTGCCTCCTGGTTATCAATCCAAACTTTAGCATCTCTAATAGTTTTAAAATCTTGAGCTACACAGTCAAGCATATCTGGTGTCCAGATCATCCAATACTCAACACCTTTATCATTATAAGCGTTGCTAATATTCCAGTCTTTATAGATTATGTTTTCCATTGTTTTTATTTTCCTTTCGTTATTGTTTAACTTTGTTGGCTCTTAAAAAAGAATTGATATCATTCTTCATGCAAGCAATGATACCGCAAAACATATTACCCTCTATGTCTCTAAATGCTTTGTCTTTTTTAATTTGTTTTTCTAGTTTAATCATAAAGCAATCAAATTGTTTTTTATATTTGTTAATTGCTTTTTGGTGTACGCATTTTTTATCAGTCATGTTTTTACCTTTCGTTAGTAGTTAGTTAGTTTAAAGTATTCATCTAGGAACACTAGCAAGTGCATTGAAACATAGCCTAGAAGAATTATTATAGCTGTTATAATCAAAGCGTTTAAGTCTGATCTATTAAACATTAAACAACCTCCTTAACTTCTATAACTTCATCATTTTCCCAGCTTTCATCTCCTACCTCAGAATAACCTTTACCATTTAATACAAGATCCTGAGCTTGTTCTTCATTTTTTGCTGATACAATATAAATTTTTTGTACGTCATACTGTATGCAAACTGTATATTCTTTTAATTTTTTAGTCATTGTATAACCCTTTCAGTTGTTATATTTATATTAGATACTATCATAACCATATTGTCAATCTAGTATTTGATCTTATATTTTAAGATCCTATAACCCTAGATAATTCCAGGGTTATAAGTTATTAAAATTAACAATACTTTCTATCAAATTGGTTTTGTTTTTCTAAATTAGCTTTAAATTTTTCTTTAGTCCAATAGCAAGCATGAACAAACATACCTCTATTAAAATTAGGGTTGTCTTGTTCTAAGTAATTAGCAAGTTCAGTTATAAACTTATCTTTATTACAATCAGTTAAGTGTGCTTCAATTAAGCTAGCTAACTTGTTGTAGTCTTTTCTTGTCATCATTGTATTTACCTTTGTTGTTTGTTATAACCATATTGGTAAACTATTAATAATATTATGTAAACTATTATTTTCAGTAAAATTATTAAGTTATTGAAATTAAAGCGATTTATTTTTATAGCGTTATTTTATGCGGTTAAAAGAAAAGGAAGACAAAAAGAAAAGATATATAGAAAAGAAATGCAAAACGAAATTATCAACAACTTAACTTTAGATTGTATTTTAGGAATTAAACAAGATCAGTAATTGAACATAAATAGAATTAACAACGTGCAATTGTGTGAATAGATTTAAAGATCAATTAATTATATGTGGGATTATGTTCCTATTTATCATCACAACCAAACGTATTTAAAACGTGTGTTATGTGTAGCGGATTTGCAACAGTGTGATATTTATGCAACAGTATTATCAGCAATACAACCATAAATATATTTCCGATAATTAAATGTTATCGGAATAAACAGTCATTAGTCTAGAGCTTGTCTATATTTTGCTAACGACATACCCCATACCACCGCCAGTTGAGCCGCCGATCGTAATATATATATACATGGGACTTGTTAGGATACCTTTAGCCACTTAGCCTTCGCCGCACCAAAGTTTCCAAAAACATAAATGGGTATATCCCCAAAACAACCCACCATCTTTTCCTTTGCCTGACCAACCTTAATATAATATTAAAACACTACCTATTGTAGTATGTTTGAAAATATGCACCAAGATGATGATGACTTTTACAATTCCAATGTAAAAGCAGTTGTATTTATAGAAAAGGATAATTCCATAACTGTTAAGTTCACAGGTTTTGAAAACAAAGAACATTCAGCAATATTTAGTTCTTGGTTAATGATGCTGCTTAACATTGAGAATGCAATCATAAATGATGCAAAGTCTAAGGCAATACACTAATGACACAGATTACAGAAACAGTAATTAACAGCGGAACTGTACAATACAAAATTCCATACTACCCAAGAGAAAAGCAAATAGAACTTCATTTTAATATGAAGAAATATCGCTGGTCAGTATTAGTCTGCCATAGAAGGTTTGGCAAAACAGTTTGTATGATTAATCATCTACTAATGTCAGCACTACGTTCTACTAACAAAGCACCACGCTATGCCTATATAGCACCCACCTTCAAACAGGCTAAGTCTATTGCTTGGGATTATATGAAACAATACACATCATTAATACCAGGCGTTAAGTTTAATGAAACAGAATTACGTTGTGATTTACCAAATGGATCTAGAATAACATTATTAGGTTCAGAGAACTCAGATGGATTACGAGGTATCTATTTAGATGGTTGCGTTATTGATGAGTATGCAAACGTAC